TACCACCAATGGAGTTAGTCTTGCTAGTCCAATAAGCATATCAGGAACAGGAACTAAAACATTAGGTAGTGCTTTAACAACCACAAGTTCTTGTACTATTGCGTCAAGTTTTACATTTAGTACGTTTTCTTTAACTTGCTTAACTTATACTGATTCAGGAAGTAGAACTTTTAGCTTTAGCGGTTCATCAGCTATTTTTATTACTGGAAATAACGCAACGGTTGCTACTTTTAGTGCTACTGTTTCAGGTTCGCCACCAATAAATTTAAGCTATAGCGGAAGCGTAGGAACAAGAACTATATCTACAGGTTCACCATCAGAAGCTAATTCAAGAAACATTAGTATTACTGCTGGTAGCGACATAATTACTACGCCAAGTTTTACAAATTTTAAAAATTTGGATTTTACTGGTTTTAGCGGTACTGTATCAACATGGGGATTTAGTTCAATTACCATATATGGAAATCTAACTTTATCGTCAGGGATGACATATACCGCAACAGCAACAGTTAGTTTTGAAGCAACATCATCAAAAACAATTACAACTAATGCAAAAACACTAGGTCAAGTTACTTTTAATGGTGTAGGTGGCACTTGGACATTACAAGATGCTTTAACCAGCACGGGAACTATTACCCTAACTAACGGAACTTTAGATACCAACGGAAAAGCCGTTAGTGGTTCAACATTTTCATCAAATAACAGCAATACTAGGGCATTAACTTTAGGTGCAACTACATTAACTTGTACAGGTAATGGCCCAAGTGCATTTACTATAGCTACCACCACAGGAATGACCTTAAGTGCTGGTACTTCCACTATTTCAATGACTTCTGCAAGTGCCAAAACATTTGCTGGGGGCGGTCTTACCTATTACAACCTTAATCAAGGCGGTGCTGGTGCATTAACTATTAGTGGTTCAAATACCTTTAATGACATTAAAAATACAGTTCAACCAAATACAGTTACTTTCACTATAAGCACAACGCAAACTGTCAGTAACTTTAGCTTAACTGGAACGGCTGGAAACCTAATAACTATTAATAGTAGTTCGGCTGGAACACAAGCTACTTTGAGCAAATCTAGCGGTACAGTAAGCTGTAATTACCTAAGTATTAAGGATAGTGCGGCTACAGGCGGTGCTTCATGGTACGCAGGGACAACATCTACTAATGTCAGCGGTAATACAGGATGGATATTTACCGCACCCCCAGCAGGTAATACATCTAGTTTCTTTTTACTGTTCCCATAATGTTTCAGACCGCTTTACTTGGCTAGTGTCATATATGACAGTTTAGAGCAGTTTTTATCAAAGTAACAAAAATCACTTGACTTTTTAACAAAGTTGTGGTACAATGCACCTATAAATGTAAGTAAGTACTTACTTCTCCTACAAGGATAAAGAAGAATGATAGATAAAACACTACAAGAATATTACGAGAGTCGCTTTGCAACAATGGCGACCCAAGGTTGGTTAGATTTGATGGAAGATGCACAGAATATGTTCAATTCCTTAAATCAAGTACTACCAATCCAAACTGAAGCTGATTTACAACTAAAGCGTGGACAACTGGACATTCTCCAGTGGTTAATCAGTTTAAAAGATGTTTCAGAGCAATCCTACGAGCAGCTCTTATCGGGAGATACGGCGAATGAGTAGGAAGTTATATGACTTTAAATGCTCAGAAGGACATATCACAGAGAGTTTTGTTGGAGATAAAACAACAGTAATTCCCTGTGAATGTGGTTTAGATGCTCACCGAATTATTTCGCCTATACGAATTAGTTTGGACGGCACTGACCCTGTTTTTGTGTCTGCCTACGATAGATGGGCGAAAAGGCACGAAGACAAACAGAAGCAAGAAGCAAAGCAAAACGCCTGAGATACCTCGCAAGAGCCTCAGATTATTAATCCTAAAATCACTTGATTCGGTGACAGGAGACTTTAAATGGCAGCAACATTTATTCAAGACGAAGAACTGTTTGAAAGCAATGAGCAAGAAGTAGTACAAGATGTTACAACTCCAGAGGCATCAACAACCGATGCACAATCTGAAGTTAAACAACAAGAACCAGTTGATGAGTTACCTGAGAAGTACAGAGGTAAGTCAGCATCAGAAATTGCAAAGATGCACCAAGAAGCTGAAAAGCTAATAGGTCGTCAAGCAAACGAGGTTCACGAAGTACGCAGTCTTGCAGACCAGCTTTTAAAACAACAACTCGAAGCTAGAGCAAAAGAAACAGCGCCTATTGAAGAATCGCTTGAAGAAGACTTTTTTGTCGACCCTAAACAGGCTGTCAACAGACAAGTAGAGAAGCATCCTGCTGTAATTGAAGCAAGACAAGCAGCATTAGAAATGAAGAAGATGAAAACTGCCCAACAATTGGCAGCTAAACATCCCGATTTTACCACTATCGCACAAGATGTTGGTTTTCAAGATTGGGTTAAATCTTCTAAGGTTCGGCTGAATTTGTTCGCTCAAGCTGATGCAGAATTTGACTTTGATGCCGCTGATGAGTTGTTAAGTACTTACAAAGAACTTAAACAAATCAAACAGCAGAATCAAACGACTCAAACTGCAGCAGTAGAAAGCAAAGCTCAAGAACAAGCAATGAGAGCAGCTACAGTCGATGTTGGTGGTGCTGGCGAGACTAGCAGAAAAGTATATCGTCGAGCAGACCTAATTAAATTGAAACTTACCGACCCTAATCGTTACGAAGCATTGCAGGATGAAATCTTGTTGGCTTATAGCGAAGGGAGAGTTAAGTAATTTTAGACTTAATAATTAACAAAGGAAATTAATCATGGCAGCAGTAACATACCCCGGCGGTAGTACATCTATCGTCAACAAAACAGCAGCAGACAAGTTTATTCCAGAGATTTGGAGTGACGAAGTAGTAGCTGCATACAAAGCAAACTTAGTTCTTGCAAACCTCGTCCGTAAAATGTCTTTCAAAGGCAAAAAAGGCGACACACTGCATATTCCTAAGCCAACTCGTGGCGTAGCAGCAGCTAAAGCAGCTAACACTGCAGTAACCATCCAAGCTAATACCGAGAGCGAAGTACAAGTTCTCATTGACCAACACTTCGAGTACAGCCGTTTCATCGAGGACATCGTCGAGACTCAAGCATTGTCTTCCTTGCGTTCTTTCTACACCGACGACGCTGGTTATGCTTTAGCTAAGAAAGTTGACGACACTCTCATCGCTTTAGGTAAGTCCTTTGGCGACGGTGACGCTTCTGACTGGGTTCATAGCAATGTGTATTACATCGACGCTTCAACAGGTTTAACTCTGTACGCAGACGACACAGTTGTAACCGCTGACGTATTCACTGACGCTGGCTTCCGTAAGCTAATCCAGTTGATGGATGACGCTGATGTTCCAATGGATGGTCGTAAGTTTGCTATTCCTCCATCACTCCGCAACGCTATCATGGGTATTGACCGTTACAATAGCTCTGACTTCGTTGATGGTCGTGGCGTAAACAATGGTCAAATCGGTAAGTTGTATGGCATTGACATCTATGTGTCAAGCAATATGCCTATTATCGAGACCGCTGCGGCTAACTCTGTTGGTGACGCAGTTAAAGCTGCTCTCCTATTCCATACTGATACTATGGTCTTTGCCGAGCAACTTGGTGTTCGTTCACAGACTCAGTACAAACTTGACTACTTGTCGACTCTCTATACCGCTGATACTCTCTTCGGTACTAAAGTAGTTCGCCCAGAAGCTGGCTTCGTACTCGCTGTAAACGCTTAATAGTAGTTCCTAGGGCTTCCCAGTTTCGGCTGGGGAGTCTTTTTTTAAGTGCATTCCATGAGTGTATTTAAACAAATAAGGAGATAGACCTTGGCAATCTATAGAGGACCCGGTGGTTCAGGCGATGCTACGCAAGACGCTTCAAGTGAAGTACTCTTAGCACTACAAGCTAAAGACGCTGCTATCACTGCACAAGTAGCTGCAGAGACAGCTAAAACTGCTGCAGAACTAGCAGAGACTAACGCTGAAGCTGCTGCTGCACTTGCTGCTACATTTAATCCTGCATTATATGTTGCTAAAGCTAACAATCTTAGCGATCTTGCTTCCTCATCTACTGCTAGAACTAATCTAGGACTAGCTATTGGTACTAACGTACAAGCGTATGATGCTGACTTAGCTACCATTGCAGGACTAACTCCTACAAACAACTACGCTATTATCGGTAACGGAACAAGCTGGACTTCTTCTGCACTACCTGCGTCGGGTGTGACTAGCGTTACTGGTACTGCTCCAGTTGTATCTTCTGGTGGTGCAACACCAGCTATTTCTATGGCTGCTGCTACAACCTCTATTAGTGGATATCTTACATCTACTGACTGGAATACTTTTAATGGTAAAGTAACTGTTGGAGGTGCGTTAGGTACTCCCTCTTCTGGCACATTAACTAACTGTACTTTTCCAACATTAAACCAAAATACAACTGGTTCATCTGCTACTGTTACAGGAAATGCAACTGGAAGCACTTTTGGTTTTAATTCAGGCTACGGCTCAGTTGCTACAGCATACGGCTGTCGTGCATGGGTTAATTTTGATGGAACAACTAATACTGGTGGATTTTGTACCATTCGTGGTAGTGGAAATGTAACGAGTGTTGCTGATAATGGTACTGGTAACTACACAGTAAACTTTACAACTGCAATGCCTGATGTAAATTATGCGGCTGTAGGTTCGGGATTTCGGGCGGCTTTTAGTGGAGCAGAAGCGGCTGAAAGTTTTACAAGTTTTGCTGTTGGAAGCGTTAATGCTTTATTCGCTACTGGTAGTTCTGGTGCGGCTTTTGACACAAACGCATTTAGCGTAGCCATCTTTCGATAATTAGGAGAAATAAATGACCCAATTAATTATTTACCCAAACGATAATGGCGGTGTAGTTGTTCTTACTCCCGCACCTGAGTGTGGTTTAACCATTGAAGAAATTGCCGCTAAAGATGTGCCTGTTGGTAAACCATACAAGATAGTAGATGGTAGCGATATTCCATCTGACCGCACATTCCGTAACGCATGGGAGTACCAAGAATGATTACGATTAACTTTGACAAAGCCAAAGCGATTACTAAAGACCGCCTAAGAGCAGAGCGTACACCTTTATTACAAGCCCAAGATGTATCGTTTCAACGAGCATTAGAGAGTGGTGCTGATACGACTGCTATCGTAGCGGAGAAACAACGGCTAAGAGATATTACCCAACTAGCTGACTCTGCTACTACTTTAGAAGAACTTAAAACTTTGAAAGCTGAATAATGACTGAATCTGATTTAAAACTACTAAGCCACGAAGAAGTCTGTAAAGTTCGCTACGAACAGATACACGCTAGACTAAAAAGACTAGAACAGATTCTCCTCGGTACTGCTGGGTTTATTATTATAACTTTATTAACTCTGGTGCTTAAATGAGCAGACCACATTCCGTAGGTAAAAACCTAACTGCTAATGTTAAGACAACTGTCTTTACTGTCCCCACTAGAAACACTGCTAAGTGGACTTTAGCACATATTAGTAATCATACTGGTAGTAATAAATCAGTTAGTCTTTGGTGGTACGATTCCAGCGAAAATACTGAGATTGTTGTTATTGACGGGTATAATCTCGATGCTAAAAAATATGTACAGTTTAATGGTGGTGCATATGTAGTATTAGACGAAGGAGATGAGATCCGAGTACAGTCTGAGGCAGGATCTTCAATGTCTATTACTGTGAGCATGGAACTAGAGCAACGCAGTACCGTACAAAACTTTGCATAAGGATAATTATGCCACTCGCTAAAGGTAAGTCTCAGAAGACAATCAGTAAGAACATTTCTAAGATGGTCAAAGAAGGTCGTCCTCAGAAGCAAGCAGTAGCAATTTCCCTGCGTCAAGCAGGAGTTTCTAAACCCAAGAAAAGGAAATAATATGCCAATGGTCAAAGAGAAGAAGTTCCCCTACACAATGAAGGGTAAAAAAGAAGCTAAACAGTACGCCAAGAAGACTGGTGCTAAGGTAGTATCTAAACCAGCTAAGAAGATGGGTGCAATGCGTGGCTACTAAACCCGGCTTGTATGCCAATATCGCTGCTAAACGCCGTCGTATTAAGGCGGGTTCCGGCGAGAAGATGCGTAAGGTAGGCAGCAAAGGCGCACCTTCGGCGCAGGACTTCAAAGAATCTGCTAAAACAACTAAAAAGAAGAAATAATGCCAAAGAAAGCATATCAGAACCCAGAAGGTGGTTTAAACGCCAAAGGAAGGGCTTACTTCAAGCGAACAGAAGGTGCTAACCTCAAGCCTCCAGTTTCTGCTAA